TAACTGGAGGTAAAATAACATGTCAGGAAATACATACACGTTCCCACGGTCAGCCTTTGTAGGCTTTGACCATCTCTTCAACGAGCTCAACAGAGTCTCCCTAAGAGAGGATACATACCCACCGCACAATGTCGTTTTCATTGATGACGACAATTTCTTGGTGGAAATCGCCGTTGCAGGATTCTCCAAGGAGAACCTCGACATTCAGCTAAAGGATTCTGTCCTTACTGTTAGCGGTGAAATGGAAGACGATCGAGTCTACAACCATAAGGGCATTTCGACCCGTAAGTTCACTAGAACTTTTACGCTGTCGGAATACGTTCAGGTAACTGGTGCAGACCTTAAGAATGGAATCCTTTCGATTCCGCTTACCAAGGTCGTTCCAGAATCAGAACGCCCCAAGAAGATTGAGATTGGCTCAACTTTCATCCAGGACTAATTAACTCTTAGTTAGTCTTACAAGAGTGGTGACTTTCACGTTACCACTCTTTTTTATTTACAAACCCCGATTATGTGATAGGATGGTAATGTGAAATTCTATACCAATGTGAGCAGATGGGGTTCGCATATCCTTTATCGAGGCTATGATAATGGTAAGCGCGTAACCGAACGTGTGAAGTTCAAGCCCACCATGTATCTCCCTTCAAAGCATGAGAAAACCATCTGGACTGCGCTGGATGGCACTCCGGTTGAGCCCATGAAGTTTGATTCGATGAAGGATGCTAAAGAATTCATGGCTCCTTATGAGAACATTGAATCTTTCAAGATCTATGGAAACACACGTTATGTTGCTCAATTTATTCAAGAGCGTTTTCCTGATGAAATCCACTTTGATCGAAATGTCATTAATGTGTCCACCCTCGACATTGAGGTAATGTCGAATGATGGTTTTCCAAAGCCCGAAGATGCATTGCACGAAATTATTACCATCACGGTTAAAAATAGCATTGACGATGTCTATTACGTATGGGGCACGAAACCATATGACGCTGACAAAAAGCTAATTCATTCTCAGGTTGAATATCGCCAATTCGTTGATGAGCGTTCAATGATGTTGGATTTTGTAACGTGGTTTGCCATGCCAAAAAACAATCCTGACATTATCACGGGATGGAATAGTCGTGGCTTCGATATCCCATACATCGTGAATCGAATTATTGCAATATGTGGTCAGGAGACCGTGAATCTTCTTTCTCCTTTTGGCAAAGTAGAACCCAAAGAAACCGTAATCAAAGGTCGTCCGATGAAGATCTACGAGATTACCGGCATCGCTCAGCTGGACTACATGGATCTGTTTAAAAAGTTTACGACTCACACGTATGGCAATCAGGAGTCTTATAAGCTGGGTCATATTGCACACGTTGTTCTTGGAGATGGAAAACTGTCCTACGAAGAATATGGTTCCCTGCATAATCTTTACGAGGAGAACTATCAAACCTTCGTGGATTACAACATCAAAGACGTTGAGATCGTGGATCGTCTCGAAGACAAATTGGGTCTCATCACTTTGGTCCTCACCCTCGCCTACATCGGCGGTGTGAATTACAATGATACGCTTGGAACCACAGCAATCTGGGATTCAATCATCTATCGAGATCTTGCCCGTAAGGCAATTGCAATCCCACCATCTGTTGAAAACTTTAAGGGTGATTATCCGGGTGGTTATGTGAAAGAACCAAAAGTAGGTCTTCACAATTGGGTTTGTTCATTCGACTTAAATTCTCTGTATCCGAATCTCATCATCCAATACAACATGTCGCCCGAGACGATCACATCTCAAACGACTCCAGGTATTTCTCCTGACGTGATCCTGAATGATGTGCCATTTGAACCTCATATGCCCGGAACCATTATGGCTGCAAATGGTGTTCATTTCCGCACGGACAAAATCGGCGTAATCCCTCGGATCATCACAGAGATCTATGATAAACGTGTTATCTTAAAGAAAGCCATGCTTCAAGAAAAGAAGCGTCTCGAGACGATCGATAAAGGTAACAAGGTTGAGTATTTCAAATGTGAACGAGAAATCTCTCGTCTCGAGAATCAACAGATTGCAGTTAAAATTCTTCTCAACTCACTCTACGGCGCCCTGGGCAATCAGTACTTTCGGTATTTCGATATGCGAATTGCAGAAGCAACAACTCTATCGGGCCAATTGGCAATCCGTTGGGCTGAAAAGGAAGTAAATCAATTCTTAAATAAAACCCTCAAATCGAAAGACGAAGATTATGTTATCGCTATTGATACTGACTCATTATATGTCTCAATGGATCCAATCGTGCAAAACTTTGGTCCTAAAAATCCTGTTAAGTTCTTGGATGAATTTTGCGCAAAGGCTGTCGAGCCTATGCTAACTGCATCCTACGATCTATTGTCGAAGAAGATGTTCTGTCCAACAAATCGTATGGGAATGAAGCGTGAGGCAATTGCGGATCGTGGTATTTGGACAGCAAAGAAGCGGTACATCCTTAACGTTCACAATAACGAAGGTGTTCAATACGCTAAACCCAAGATCAAGATCATGGGAATCGAAGCGGTAAAATCTTCAACTCCAGCAGTATGCCGTGATGCTCTAAAGAAGATGTTTGAGGTTATTATGACCAAATCTGAAGCTGAAGCTCAACGTGAAATTGTAAAAATCCGTGAGAACTTCATTTCATTGCCACCTGAGGAGATTGCATTCCCGCGTGGAGCATCAGATGTTTCAGGTTATTCGAACAAGAAGGAAGGTGGAATTTATAAGAAAGGAACTCCGATCCATGTTCGCGGCTGCTTGCTTTTCAATGATCAAGTTGTGAAGTGCAATCTCCAAAAGAAACACCAGTTAATTCGTAGCGGTGATAAGATCAAATTCATCTATCTCAAAACACCAAACCCCATGCAAGAAAATGTAATTTCTTTTGTGGATGGTCTTCCAAAAGAATTGGGTCTGCATAGATATATTGATCACGAGCTTCAGTTTGAGAAAACCTTCCTGGATCCTTTATCCATCATCTTTGATTCCATTGGATGGACCATGGAGAAAACCTCGAATCTTGAAGAATTCTTTGCCTAATCATTTAGGTGTTTACAATAAACGTTAGCTGAACTATTATTAACTTATGAGAACTAATTGGGTACACGACATCGAATACATGCATCGCAAATTTGGAGTAAATCCGGTTGTACGCGAATTTGACAAGGAAAAGCTTAAATCTTTCCTAGAATTTCGTATTAAGTTCTTGCAAGAAGAACTAGACGAAATGAAAAAAGCAGACAATGCTGATGACGTGGTTGATGCGCTCATCGATCTTTGCGTTGTTGCAATTGGCACACTCAACGCTTTTGATGTTGATTCTGAAAAAGCCTGGGCTGCTGTGTATGACGCTAACATTGTTAAGAAAGTGGGAATAAAGGAATCTCGTCCAAATCCATTGGGTCTTCCTGATCTGATTAAACCTGAAGGCTGGACGGCTCCATCCCATGCAGATAACGTCGGCCTATTGGGTCACATTTTTACGGATTGAACTATTCACTCACAGTATTTGATTCCATCTTTGACAATAAGACGGATAAGCTAGTAGTCTGTAAATCTTGGGAGGACTTTGAAAAGTTGCTTTTCACGCTTTCAAGATTGCCAGGTTATAAAGCTAAAAGAGGTGAGACGAAGAAATCATCTTCTCTCATTTCTCCAGCCGTCTATGCCAAAGGTGGAACTCGATCCAACGCCAATGTAACGTCCTGGGGTGGTTGGGCTGCACTGGATGTGGACGAATATGAATGCTCATTTGCAGATGCAGTAAAGGTGTATTCTCAGTACAAGCATATTTGTTATTCGACTGCGTCATCTCGTCCAGACAAAAAGAAGTTTCGAATCGTCTTTCAATTAAACAAGGAAGTTCCTCCCGATAAAATTCGTCATTTTTGGTATGCCCTGAATAAGCATTTTAATTCTATGGCGGATGAGCAGACGAAAGACTTGAGCCGGATGTATTACGTTCCTGCGCAATATCCAGATGCTGACAATTTTATCGTGGTTCGCTCTGGCGAGATTATGGATCCAGACCAGATTATGGCAATGCATCCATTCAGCGAAAAGCCATCTCAGAGTTTCATTGATAAGCTTCCAGCTAACATTCAAAAAGAAATTCTGAATCATCGGAAGGAACAGTTGAACAATAACTCTGTAAGCTGGTCATCCTACACCGATTGTCCTTTTGTGAATAAAAAGCTGATCAATGAGTACAAAACAATCTCATCGATTGATGGCTCTGGAAGATACCGCATGATCTACAAAATCATGTCGAGTATTGCGTGCAATGCAGTGAAGCGCAAATATCCTATTACCGCATCGCAGATTGCAGAAATGATCCGTGGTCTCGATAGCGATACCTCTAGGCTTTATCAAAAACGACCATTGAATGTGGAAGCTGAACGTGCCATTGAGTTTGCCTACAAGAGCGTTATGCTCTAGCATCAACACTTTAGGTAATTTTTAGTGCTTTACTTTTGAAGACTTAAGTGTATGATTGTATTGAATGCAGAACGCTATCACATTTGACTCTTCAGTTTTAAGCCGAGATAAAGTATACCAGAGAGCCTATAAAGAATCTTTGGCAATTTACGCAAAAGAAAGTACTCGAAAAGGAAGAACTCTTGACCAAATTTTAATAGAATCTATGCGAGGGCATTATGCTGAAGTCTGGTTAATGGAAAACGGATACATGGATGATGACCGTCCATATAAGGATTTATTTGAACCCGATGGAACTCCTATTGAAATTAAGGTGACTAAATGCGAATCTTATGTCAGATATGTTTTAGATCGATGCAAAGACAAATTTAAAATGGGAATCAACATTGCCCCAAAAATTTATATTTTTCTAAATGAACCTGAATCAACATTATACGAATTTCATGGAATCTTCTATTGGAATGGAATGAAATTCATTGGCTCTAGACCTTTTATACAACCCGCAATTTCTAATTTACAAACCGCTATAACTAGTGTATGATTATCTCTTTATTATGAAAGAATCCATCAAAGTCCTCCAAGAGTGTGCAGATCTGCAACTCAAAAAGTCCAATGATTATCAGAATGCGAATAGCAGTATTCGGCAAGCTGATTATTATCCACGCGGTGCTGCGTCAATCCTTGACATCATGAACACAAAAGTACTGCGTATGCGTAGTGTTCTTGAGGCAATGGAATCTGATCCTAACTATGCTCCTAACTTTGAGTCTCTCCAAGATTCTGCAAAAGATCTAATCAACTATTCTTCTTTCTTTGTTTCATTCTGCCGTGGTGGCATTGATGGACAATCCAAAGAACGTGACTTCCTCAACCGCAAAATTTCTTCTACTCGCAATGATGACACTACCCAGAGTTAATGACATTCGTCAGCATTTCAAAGATGCTCTAACAAATGGTGCCTACGTGACAGACAAGAGTGGCGTGAAAACCCTCGAGTTGTGCGGCGCATCTTTCCTTGCAGATGAAGAAGCCATATTTGGCAAACCAAATTACGAGTACATCAATGCTGAACTTCAATGGTATGATTCTCAGTCGCTGAACGTCAATGATATTCCTGGCGGCGCCCCTAAGATCTGGAAGCATGTTGCAAGTTCAAGAGGCTTGATTAATTCCAACTATGGCTGGTGCATTTATTCTGAGCAAAACTTACTTCAGTTTAAATCAGTTCGAAATGAACTAATCGCAAATCCAAATAGCCGCCGTGGAACCATGATCTATACTCGCCCGAGTATGCATCTTGACTATTGCAAAGATGGGTGTTCCGATTTCATGTGCACCAACGCAGTTCAATATCTTATTCGAGACAACAAACTCCATGCAATTGTTCAAATGCGAAGCAATGATGTTGTCTTCGGCTATAAGAATGATCGTGCATGGCAACATGCAGTACAAACCCGCCTTCTTAACGACATAAACACCCTAGGAGAAAATAATTATGAAATGGGAGACCTCATCTGGCACGTCGCCTCGCTCCACGTCTATGAACGGCACTTCGCACTTATTAATGGATAATAAGTGGAAAGGTCGCTACCTTAAGTTGGCACGAGAGATTGCTGGATGGTCGAAAGATCCTTCCACCAAAATTGGATGTGTTATCATTGGGTCAAAGGGTCAGGTACTAGCCCAGGGTTATAATGGTTTCCCGCGTGGAATCCAAGATACCCCGGATCGGTATGCTGATCGTCCAACGAAGTACAAATACGTGGTTCATGCAGAAATGAATGCCATCTACAACGCAAGTTATAGTGGCGTCTCGCTTGATGGATCCATTTTGTTTGTGCATGGATTGCCAGTTTGCTCTGAATGTGCAAAAGGCATCATCCAAGTTGGAATTAAAAACATCGTTATGCCATGGCAGGAAATACCTGCAACGTGGCAAGACTCGTGGAATCTAACTCAGCAGATGTTCACTGAAGCAGGTATTACCTGGGAATTTGTCAAATTCGAATAATTTATGGGACTCTCAACTACACACTATTACGATGAATTCCTTCGCTACTATCAATTAGCAAAGGATCAACAGGAAAAATGCAACGTTTCATCCAAGCCTCCTTATGGGATGCTTACTCATGCCGAGTCTAAAATGGGTGATGCTTTGCTTGAAAATGTTGAGCTCTACGATGTGGTTGAACGTAAATTTGCTGGATTCTCGCAGATCGTGAATGATTGCTTTTATGGTTGGAATGCAGATCATCCCTATTGGATGAAGATGTCATCAGGAAACCATACTGCCCAACGTAAGACTGTGGCGACAAGCTGGAATGGAAAGAAGTTCACTCTTGCAGAATGGATGTACGTATTCATTCTTCACCGCGTAACAGGTTCTGCCATCAATTATGCGACCAAACCATCCGGTTACCATAATACGTTATTGTTCAAGCTTCATGCTGCTTCTTCAATTCAGGATATGACGGAAATCGTGAAAGCTGAGAAGTCTCCGTTTTACACTTCAGTTGGATATCAGTTTCCTGCATTTCCAAAACCACCCGCAGGTTATAAACGTGGTGGCGATTACTACCTCTGCGAATTTGCTCCACGTTTGGCCACTGAGCTTGCAGATTTTTTAGTTGCTGGAAACAAAAAGACACTTCGCGAAATTGGCGAATTCATGTTGAGCTGGAATCAAGCAAACGGAATGCGTAGGTTTGCTTTCCAATATGCAGCAGTCGTTGCTGACGTTGCTGACTGGTTTCCTCAATATGTCCATCGAGATACTCCATTCTATTACGGTACCAATGCTATTGAGTGCATTTCATATCTTGCAACACCAACAAAGAAAATGAAGACTGAGGCTTTCCTCGATCTTGTCATGGAGAAAATTCAATCTGATACTGGTGCATTCCCATATAACGCAGAAGATGTGTGCTGCGACTTTATTCGTTGGGTTGAGAATTACGTTCGCCCAGGTGCGGCATACAAC